AACAATCCAATTTTTTTGCTTTCATTTTTTCATCATATATTAAGTTTAAATTAAAACCAGCATTGACTATGTCAATTGATTTTTTTAACTTTTCAACAGTACCAACAAATTGGAATTGAGACAAATCCTTAAATTGATTTAATGCGTCATACTGTGTTTCATATATGACATTTTTACAATGGGCGGTGAGAGTTACATTATCTGGATTTTTAATATACATATCAATAAATGAATCTAAATCACCATTATATTCTTCATATATTTTATCGCATTTATTGAGTTTTTTACTTCCAATTTGATGCTGCATATACCAAAAACATTGATAAACCCGGTCTACGGGATTTTCAATTATTGTATATTTTTTAACATTTTTAAGATAATCAAATCTGTCTGGAGGAAAAACCCCAATTATTGTTTGATTTTTTTTAATAAGTTTATATGTAAACGGAGGAAGCCGCCATAAATTATTTGAAGAATTGTATTGAGATTCATCTTTTAATTTCCAACCTCCTCCATGTACATAGAAAGTATCATTATTAATTTGTTCCTTAAGAGATTTAAAATACCTATTTGGTTGAACAACAAAACATTTATATTCATGGGCGTTTATCATAACTCTTTATCCGATAGTAAATTTACGCTTTCTTTCCCAATTAAGGTTCCTTTGATATTACAGTTTGCGCACGCCGGCCCAACACGTTTGCCGTTTGCTAATTGTGCACGGACCTTAACCAATTCTTCACCATACCAAATATCACTTAACGAATGAGTATTGATATTACCCAATCCTTTATGAGCTTTTTTCCAATCATTACAACACAATAAAGCATTTCCATTCCAATCAATAATAACTTTGTAAAAAGGCAAGTAACATGGAGAATTGATGTTAAGATTTTCTTTTTGAGAATCAACATTTACTGAACCTGAGCGATTGTTAAAGTTATTGCGATTCATAAGATCTTCAGTAGTTTCCTCTGGGTTAAACCACAATTCTCTTATATCATAATTATGAAAACCATTCTTTTCAAACAACAATGTAAAATGTTTTTTTCTTTCAGCGCCGTCGTAACAACTAACAATAACCTTGTTAAAGTTTCTTTTGATTATTTCATTGATTGTTTTATCATTTAAAAAGTCACCATTGGTTGTCAATACCAAATGATTGTTTGGTAATGTGTCTCTTAGTGTAGAAGTCAATTCAAGAAACTTTGGATGCGTGAATGATTCACCAAAACCTGAGATATGAAAATCGCCTTCAAAGCCTTCAGCTAAACATTTATTTGCAATGTTTGTAATGGTTTCCGAGCTCATGAATAGCTTTTGATTTGGGTAAACCGTAGAATCACCGCGAGGGCAAAATGAACATTTGCGTGTACACAACTCAGTGACGCTCAACTCAATTGTGGTTAATCCTTGCAGTTTATATAAAAAACTATCCTTTAAGCTGTTAACATAATATCGCTCATTTCTTTTATTGATGTGATACTCACCATTCATATTATATTATATATTCCGTTTCATTTAAAAAGTATTTGAAAAGCTTCAATGAATTGTTTTACAATTTGACTGTTTGTATGTTCGTCTTTTCTTATATTTCCATTAGCAATCATAGCATCAAACAACTCTTTATGATGCAATAATCTTAAACATTGATATTCAAACTGTTCTACATTATCAGCTAATAGGAAGTCGTTTTCGTTTTTGTATATAGAACCCATTGCGCTATTCCCATTTATAATGAGAGGCGTACCCATTTTCCATGCTTGATACAATCGGTTAGCTGTCTTTTGACCTAATTTTGTATCTACATTATTACCTTTGCTTTTCAATGAAAAATAAGTAGTTCTCTTGCGCACACAAAAATAAACATCTTCATCTCCAGAGTTATGATCATTTTCAAAATCAAATCGCAAATTCACTCCTTTGTTTTTCATGTGATCTACAAAGGAATCACTGTATATTTCATCTATAAGTGTGGTCTTTCTTCCAGTATAATGAAAAACTTTGGGTGGCCAACTTGCTTTACATTTGGTGTAATTTAATGCCATTGGATAATGTATGTATGTTAGCGGACCACACAAAACATGTTTAAGACCAATTCCAGTGCTTTTTATTATGTCTAGATTCAGAATGGGTTTGAATGAAGACAAATTGCATGCTGCATACAAGTCAACTCCTGGTAATTGTGGGCGGTCGGTAACGATTTGAAGCGTCTTATACTTTTTGTTGATGTCTATGCAATCATGATTATCATAATGAAATACCACAGCATCATAATGATCTAAACAATCATCAGCTGATACTAACGATACATTATGAAAACCAAAATTTTTTAATATCCAATAATAGTAACCGGTTGCGCTATGCTTACCTTTTAAGTAGTCATATCTTTGAGGGTTATCTAAATAATTTGGTAGAGATTCATCACACAAAAATGCAATGCTTTTGTTTAAAATAGTACTTAGCATTAATCTAAAAAAGTAACATTTTCCATTTTTTTGAGTTGGCCAAAATAAAGCAATTCGTCTAAATAATAATGAACAGCTTTGATTTTATGACTTTGATCCCAATACCAGCCGCTTTGAAAACAATCAAATCCTGTTAAAAATATTTCTGCATCTGGATAGATTTGTAAAATTTTAAAAACAGTGCGTATCCCGCACGTTGGCTCTATAATTTTTTTTAAAGATCGAACATAGTTTTTATTATGTATTTTTAATATGTTTATGCATAATTGTTCAACATCATTTAAAGAAAAGTGTATAGCTTTCTTTTTTTCAACACCAAACATATTTAAACATTCAATATGACCTTTCCAATTTTTATTGGGTATTGGAGGCAATTCATTTTTAAGCTGAAGCTGTTTGTATAAAAGAGTGTATGCATTAAAGTTATTATTAGGATCTTCTTTAATGAATTCATTTGGAAACATAAACATTAATGTATGAACTTCATCTAAAAAAGTAAATTTTAATGGCTTATTGCGAATCTTACGATCAAACCATGCAAACCATTTACTTGAATATATTGTTGTTTTACTTCCAATATATTTTTCAAATCCTCGTGTTTCAAAATTTTTGATTCTTACTACTTCATCGCATGAATCAACAAATTTTCCGTTTTCTTTTCTAATAGAACCTACACCATTACCTATGATACATATTTTTTTTAACATGAAAATTAATAAATGAGATTTTCATTATATGTTGCGTGTTGCATATAATGTATGTATTTCATTTATAAAATCTGGCGCAGGTAATAGTATACTAGGCCAATATTCAAACAATTCTTCTTTGGACTTTATAGAATTTAATGTTGATGAAGGATTAAATTCTGTGATCAAATTCATAATTTCTTTAACTGTATCTGCATCATATGAAGAATCAGGCAAATCAATTTCACTTTTAAGATATTTTAAAATTTCAACTTTATGCAATTCAATTTGAGCTTTCCATACTTCTTTTATTCTAATCAAGGTATCTTCACCGCCACTTTCAAGACTATCAAATGATGGTAAGCCAAGCATACACACCATCTTAAGATCATTTAAACTTACGTTTTCATTAAAAAAGTAATCATTAAAATTATTAAATGAATCGGAATAATCAAAATTTAATATTTCTTTATAATCTGCTTTTATTTTTTCTGCTTTATCTAAGAAATATTTTTTAACATCAAAAGTGTCATCTTCTTTTAGCGATTCAAACTTGATAATATCACAACCTTTAATGGTTTTTGTTTTATTATCTATATGTGAAACAAGATGAAAAACATCATTAGTTGTATCATAAAAATCTACATCTTCTACTTTGTAAAAAAACTTAGTATATACAACATCTTCTCGTTCTTTATAAGTAATACACACAGGCCCATTACATATATCTTTTTTGAAAATTTCTAAAAATGGTGTATTCATACTCTTTTTAATTTATCCGACATTATGCCATGTTGTTGTGGCATAGCCAGTTACGGTGCTAGTGCCGCCTTTTGAAATGTTTGCGGTAAAGGTATAAGTTGTCCCGAAAAGATTATCTGTTACGGTTATTGTATATGCCACATCTCCAGCCAATCCATCAAATTGTGCGTATACTGAGCCGTCAAATCCGTTTTGAGATAATGTTTGACCAGCTCGGCCTGTTACGCTTACGGTATAATTAGAACTTGAGCCATCAACATAAACTCTAATTGTACCGTTACTGTTATATGTACCAGCGGTTGAACTTAATACCGTTGCGGATGTTAACAGAAAATAAACTCTTTTGTAATACCAGCCAGACCCATAAAAATTACTTAACCGTATTTGCCCACTTGCAGGAACAGCAGCATTATTTGCTATACTTTTAACTACACCATTTACTGGTCCTAAGCTTGTACCAGGAGCTACTTTATGAAATGCATTGAAGCTGACATTAGATTTTGATACTATATATTCGTCGGCAAGGTTGCCTAAAGATATTAAACCCGATGATTGAAGTTTTGACATATATTAAAGGTATCATTTAACAAGAAGTTTTAATGCGTCTACTTCAGCATGCAACTGCTCGTTGCTAACCTTAAGTTCTTTAACGCATTCAATGAGAAGTGCTACAATCCTATCATACTTAACAGCCTTACTTCCATCTTCGCGCGTAGCTACAATCTCAGGCAATACAGCTTCAACTTCTTGAGCAATTACACCAATGTCATGACCAGAGAATGCAGACTGTTGGTTATTCCAGTCAAAGGACACACCATTTATACGAGACACTTTGTCCAATGGATTTGTAATGTTTACTATGTTGTCTTTATACTTGCGGTCGGATGTACTATAAGCAACGATGTCGCCTTTTGCATCAAGTTGATTAACTATAATATTAGCATACGATGTGGTTCCAACATGAGTTATTATATGTAAACTGCCAGCTGCATAACCGCTTATAGCGTCTCGTGCGCATTTGAGATACACCGCATTTGCTCCGAAACAATGCAATGTTATGCCAGCATCTCCGCTTGCACTTTCACTAATTAAAGCTGCATCACCATATCCAGTTTGTGAATTTTTTGTAGATTTTAAACCACCACCTGATATTGCACCGGTTGTAACAATTGCTCCAGCACCAGCATTTAGTGCCGTTCCTACAATAGCACCAAGAGCACTAACAGTAAATTGCGGTACTGTGCCAACATTAAGTGTGCCAGCATTTAATGCACCTGTTGTAGAAATTGCTCCAGCACCAGCATTTAGTGCCGTTCCTACAATAGCACCAAGAGCACTAACAGTAAATGCCGTGTTGCTGTTTCCTATTCCAAGTGTAGCGGCATTAAGAAATCCTGATGCAGTGATATTAGTTCCACCAATGGTGCCGCTGCTACTAATTGCTCCGCTTGTGATTGTTCCGCTAACTTTAAAATTACCACCATTTACATGTAGCAATGAATCAGGTGTAGCGGTGCCTATGCCAACATTTCCGCCAGACAATATTCGCACTCTTTCGGTTGCACTTGTCAATATGCTTATAGCACCCGCACCGTCTTGGCTTAAGCTAAACAATCCCGTTCCATTATTTGTAACGCTAAAGCTTCCGTTTGTTCCGCTAGCACGATTAATTACAACGCTATTAACATTTGAAGCACTCCCTAGATTTAAGATTGCGGCACGGCTTCCAGTGCTTGCTACTCCTACATCAACTATAGCACTACCAGTGTCAGCTACAATACTACCAATGACTAATTTTCCAGAGGTATCCCATGTAGGACTGCCAGCTTCAACGGTAAGTTTTTGAATAATACCATTTGTGCTTTTGCGCCACGTGTTGAATGTATCGGCAACAGTAACACCGTTGGTTGAGATGCTTGAAAATAGATTGTATTCAGAAGATTCCATTGTTGTTATTTATCTAGGAGACTTATTAGTTTATTTACAGTTTCTTGCAATTGGCGTTGTGATTCTTTAAGATGTGATACTTCTTCTTCAAGAGCATTTACCTTAATTCGTGCTTCAGCAGTTGCTTTACGCTTAGCAAGCACAGCCGCATATGCAGAGCCATCAACATTGATGATAGCATTGCTACCTACATCGCGCTCTAATGCCGTACTATCTTTTACTTTTATCTTCATACACCAGTTGTAGCAATAGCGCGGAAATCGCGTATAGATGGAACATCATACAGGTTGTCCGATGAAAACACAATTTTAATGGTAAAGCTAATAAAATCATTTGCTGGACTTGACAGTGTATATTCTGCTTCAGCGTATTCTTCAGAGTTGCTCGACACAGGAATTGCATTCACTGGTGATATCTTAACCCAGCTTGTCGGAGTTGCACTTGCGCCATCATATGCTAATTTTGCATATAGTGTAATTTTTGCAGCTGCGGTTGGGCGATTTGCATTGATGTAAATATTTAACTGATCAGCTGGATTGTTAAGATTTACTGTTTTTGTTACGTAACGAGAAGTTGCAGCTCCTTTGTCGGCTGTCGTTTCGGTTGTATCGTTGTCAGCCAATGCATTGATTTCATTCTTAACAGTAAGCAATGATACACGGTCCAAATCAATCACTGGACTTACATAATCACTTCTAGTTGACAGCACCGTTGTCATACTTGTGTTTGGTGCAGTTGAAAGATCCACCGAAAAAGCAGTTTTTAAGTCGTAATTTTCATTAGGACTAATTATGATTGGCGTTAAATTATCAAGGCGAAGTGTGTTGGTTATACCAGTGCCTTCAACAGTTATATTCTCTTGAGCTAAATTGAATGTAGTAACTGGAACATTCAGTAGGTTAGCTGTTGCCGTTGGAGCCACGGGTGTTGTACCTGTGTTAGCAAATGTTAGCGTCGGACTTTCATTATATGCATAACCGTTGCCAGCGTTGGTCACTCTTACGCTGACAATTGATCCTGTTAATATATCAACTGTTGGCACACCTGTTGCAGCTATATCACCCGGTTTTACAGTTGACGGTGCAGCAAAAGTCATGCTTGCTCCCGCTTGAGTAAAGCCGCTACCACCCGCGCTAATTGTTACACTTTCAACACCAGTAGAGAATGTCGGTTTAAATTGCAGTGAACCTGAACCAACAAACGCTGCGCGATTAAGCACAAACTTAAAGTCTCGTGTTTGATCTGGAGTCCATGTACTAGCATTTTGACTCATAAACATAACACCAGCATATACATTCTTTGTAATCTTTTGAGATGTAGCAAGGTCAGTTCCACCGACGCGCGCAACATATATGCGGTATGCAGGATCATTTGATTTTACAACAATTGCATATTCAGCTCCAGCTTTTAGATACACAGGATCGCTAAACGTGAATCGTGTAGCTGCGCTACCATTTTGACTGATTTGAACAACCCGTGTAGTTGTATATGCGCCGCTTCCGTCAATTGTATAAGGATTGAGCGATACCTGTGAGAATGGTACTACTTTTTGTGTAGGCGTACCATTTTCAACTGTGACAATTTCAACGGTGACTGGCAAAGTAGCGCTGGTGCTTTGGAAATACAGGTCAAGGCTTGTAACAAAAGCACCAGTTTCAATGTCACCAATCATGAAACTTTGCGCAAGTGGATCTACATACTGTACTTTAGTAACTCTACTAACAGCTCCCGATTGGTCAACTCTTGTTTGAGATAATTGAGGAATACGAGTACTTGTTATTAGTGTTTCGTTCGTTTGAGTTAATCCATTTGCAGCATAATTTGAATCTGCATATGTCGTGATTTCGCTAGGTAGGTTACGCGAACTATCAGCTAAACGGAATGAGCGTGAACCAGTCCTAAACTTATAAACTTCATTGTTGGGAATAAGAAACACTCCTTTAATTTCACCAGCAACATTTGTTATCAGCGCTGAAGTGACAATACCAATTGTTGAAAGCGCTGTATTGGCTGGACTGATACCGTTATAAGTTTTTACTTCAGCACTATTTTTATAATCAACGATGCTATCCAATTGCATTGAGTATGCACTTATATCAATGCCGTCAAAGAATGGATATACCTTTGTATTTGGCTTAAGCCCAGTTGCGCTAAAATAAACTTTACGCGAACGAATAAATGGAATAAAAGTAACATCAACTACTCGTTCACCATTATTTTGTGTAATATCGGTAAAGTTTAATTGTGTTTGCAATCCAACTCTTGATTGTCTACCTGTTTCAGTAGTTATAACAGCTTGACGCATCACACCGTCAGGAGCACTTACCACATGCGGAGCACTCCGTGTGACTGTAGAACCGGTCCAATTTGTAGTCCATTCATTCCATATTGTACCCAACACTGCAGTATCTTTTACTGTATCATAATTTGCAGTATTGAGCGCGGCATACACCGTAGTATTTGTTACTTCCTTCCATTCGTCGGAACCGGGTGTTAGTGTAACATTACCAACAAAGGATGCAAGATCATATGGATTTACACTTTCATATTCAGTAGCATATGATTGAGAGATTAGTGGAGTTTCGGAATATGCTAAAGTAGCAGTATTGCTGTTAATCTTAATTGAAGATAGTGTGTTGTCAACTTTTTTGAAGTCAAAGCGACGAGAAGAATACTGTGGGTATAGTATACCTTTTGTAATGTCAATTGAGGCCGCGTAAGCTTCACTGCCAATGTTTGCAGTATTGTTATTGTAGAATGAATCTACCAATATACCATTCTTAAAGCGGCTGCCAGTGCTATCAAAAATTGGCTTATCATTTGCTGATTTTTCAAGCAATGATAGTGTAGTGTAGTATTCGATATTCTTAATGCGGCTTTCCAATCCGCCAATGTCTCGCATAGTATAGCGGCGGTTATCAATATATGTTGAAACAATATCAGTAGCATTGTGTGTATATGCTGGAACCGCTAATGTATATAGAGCCATCGACTTGGGCGGTGTCTCAGGAACACGCGGATTCAATTCCGCATTCCCTTGTGTAATTTCAAAGTTTCCATTATAATCGACACACACTTTGTCAATTCTAGGCAAATAAAATTGAGCAGCCGCACTTATGCTACTATAAGGATTTAATACATCTACAACACCAGTGCTACCTGTAAGTATCACGGGGCGGAAATCAATACAATCAGCAAGGCGTACTCCTTTGTATGATGGTATGGTTGAATATGTTAACCCTAGTGTTTGATTTGTTGAATTTGGTAAATAGCTGTTGACCGCAGCACACACGGTGGTATATGACGACCGCAGGAAATAGGTATACTCGAATTTTATACTTAGTCCGTCTAAGTTTTTCTTACCAATATATTTAACCTTAACGTTTGTAAAGTAATTATCACGTTGCCCATCATCACTGATAACCCAGTCAGTAAGAGGTGGGACAAATACGGGGGCAGTGCCAATAGTTATTTTTGTTAATGCAAATACTTCTGCTTTAGAAAGAGTAAATACCGTTTGCGCGTTAGTTGCAGTCATTGTTTGATTATCTGCTGTGAGTGTCTTTGTTATTGTGCCTGCGCCACCCTCAGAAAGAATACCAACAGTAACAGGTGCAATAACAGTATAGTTTGCTCCGGTCAACGCCCCGCTAGTCCAACTTAATGTTAAAACTTGTCCAGGCTGCTCGCTTGTAGTAAAATCTGTTTTTCTAACTCCATTAACAAAAAAGATTATACCGCCTGGGCTAGTATCCGAAAATACACGACCACCACTGCAATCCACTGTAATTTGGGTAACACTAGTATTGGGGCTTGGTACCGGGCTGCTAGTATGCAGGATGTTGTATTGGATATTAGTCAGCCTACTTACTGCATCAAACGGCAATTTGAATACTGCAGTATCATTGCTAGCAAAGGCGAGTGCTCCTCCAGTTGCAACCGTAAATTTAACAGCTGTGCTACCAGTATTCCATACTCGTGTAATATCAGTCAAATTAAATCCTCCAGTTGCAGTTATGATGGTGTCATAAAGATACAAGCGATATGTTGATGCGCCTTCAACTTCAACGGCTTTAATTTTGGTTGTTCCGGCTACAAAATTTAATACTTCATTGTTAGTAATTGTAATAGCCGTTGATGTAAATCCAATAGTATTTGCACCAACTGATGTAATTACAACTCCGGTTGTCATCGGACCAGAAGTTGATCCATACATAGTCATACCAACTGTTATGCCAGTTGTGTTGGGTAGCGAAATTGACGTGACAGTGCTTGTGAGTGATCCATCATATGTTTTAGTTAGTCCAACTCTGTATGTACTACTGATCTCTGTGATGATGGGCAAGTATGAACCAGACTCAAAAGATCCAATCACATAGTTTCCAATATTCGCATATGTATTGGCTGGTGTCAATGGTGAAAGTGTGCGTGCCTTGGGAGCATTCAATTCGTTCTTGTCGAGTGGTGCAACGCGGTAGCCATACACATAGGCAACCGACGGATCAATACCCAAGCTGTAGCGCGTTTGTGCGTCAGCTATGCTAGCTGGCAAGTCGCCTGCACTAATACTATAACCAGCTTTATCCAATTCAGAGCTAACATAACGGCCATAGTTGCTGCCATTGTTATACAATTCGCGAATGTGAGCCCTAAACGGATTGAGTGTATAACTTCCGCTTTCTTCATATGTGCGTTGTGCAAGTTGACGGTCTAGATCGCTATAACGATCGCGCATTGCTACCGCAGGTACGCTATTAACAACTGTCAACAGAGAAATTTTATCTGATGTGTTGGCTGCACTCCCGTCCGCTTCAAAGGTTAATGTCAAATCTACAGCATAACGATCAGCGCCAGGAGCATTATAATTGGGAGTACCATTTGCATTGTCTGTTAATGATGCATCAGTTGTATAGTCAACAAATGTTTCAGCTACGTAAAGGTAAGCTTTACCGTTTACACTAGCATCTTTAGTATCTAGCGTAAAGAAAACACTTTGTGCATCAGTTGCAACAAAACTTCCTTTTGTGAAGAATACTCCTTTTGAAAGAAATATGCCAGCTGCATAACCGGTTGCTGTCACAGCAACATTCAATGCATTGTTTGTGCTTAAAGCATTGCTGATAGAGTATGCTGCAACTACACCACCGGTTGCGCTATTATTGTATCTTAAGAATATGCGGTATGCACCGCTTACGCCTAAACTTTTTACACCCAATATACTTGCAGCTAATCCATTAAAAGGGAGTATGTTAGTTGATGCAAGGATTGCGGTTGATACATTAGTACCAGTAACCGTAGCATCAATGTATTGAATGGTTTGGTCATATGTACAACTGCCACCAATAACTGCAGCTCCATCCTTCCATACGCTCAGACCAAATTTATTGATTTGGTTTTGCAGTATGCTCTGCATCTGATTCAATTCACGAACCTGAACACTGTATCCTGCTTTAAACAAGATACGCAAATAATTTTTTGCATCTACATTCGAAGCCGTAAAATCATCGCGGTATATATTGTTGTCTGTTGTAATTGGCATTAGAATTGAATGATTATTTTGATTTTTTCAGTTTGACCAGCACTACGTGTAATTTTTTTGCGATTCTCAACAAATACAACTTCTCCAACGGTACGTGCAAATATACCATCTCCACCAGTAATGCCATTAAAGTTTGATGTACATTCTGAAGCATTAACCGCGGTGTATGTATAATTGGTAGATCCTGTGGTTGATAAACGGAAAGTAGTGCTTGCAGCTAGTTCTTTAAAGCCTGAAGTGTAATTTTGGTGGAAATATAAAGTATTTCCAACAACTGCATCAGCAACTGCAAATGGTACTCCACTGGCATCAGTTATCAAAGCATTAGCGTCAGTAATAGAAGGAACACTATGACCAGTTGGTAAAGTAAGTGATCGCAATGCATTTGCAGTTGTAGCCGTTGTGTTCGGATTGCGAACAATCGAAACTTGACGATATGGAGTATAAAAGTTATCTGAGCTGATACCATCAGGCAAATCAACAGATACACCAGCATACCAAGATGGCATAACAGCAGCTGGGATATGACCATATCCTAAACGTGGTGCAATGACCGGAACAACAATTGCGCCAGTGCCTGTAGCATGAGTAACTTCTACAGATGCAACCTGCAATCCTTTTGGCCAGTTAGCTAAAGTGAGGCTGTGTATAACTCCAGTAATAACTCCGCCTACAACTGTAGCTGTCAACGTTTGAGTATATGTTGTGGTTCCGACGGCATCGCTTCCTCGTAATGTTACTACTGGAGCCGTTCCAGTATATCCAGATCCGCCATTCACCACGTGAAACACTGGGCTGCATAGTCCGCCGTAAGCTGTACTGTTTGCCAACGGAGTACTAGTCAATGGCGTCTGACTTACCTCAATAAATTGATCAGTTATGAATGCCGTTCCAAGCTGACTTACAGGTTGCACCAAAATCCAAACATAATTATCACCACCTTGGGCTGGAGCATATGTAGATGTATCGGATGGTGGGCTGGCGGTAAGACCTCCGGAATTGTTAGCTAAGCAAAGATACATACCAGTTGGCGTTGTTGCATAACATGGCAACAGGTTTCCAGTTGCATAAAAGCAACCGCTGTCATAACTATTATATGCTTTATATCTGTTACCGCTAGCATATGGTACGTTTGGAATTACTAGTGTTGTATTGCTAGCTCCAAGTTTGCTAAATGTGGCAACATTATTCAACACTTCTAACGCATCGCTAAATGATCCAACTGGAGCAGCAACGTTATAACCAGAAGCATCTTCTGTTACAGCACCTGCATTAGGCCATTTGTCAGATTTGCCAATTCCCAAGTAATAGTTATTGGTGACTCCGGCTATATCGTTTAAAAATAATTTTGCACTATTTCTGCGAAAGTTGTCTGTAATAATTGCTGACATATTTTATATTATTTGAATCTATTTATACGAGTGGATAGTTGGCTATTAACTCAGTTTGTGTGGTTGCACTACCAGAGCCGCTTCTTACAATGGAAGATACATTCAACATCTTATAAGCATAAGAATGTAGATAATTAAATGCTCCATTGGTAATTGTAAGAACGTCGCCAACTTTATAATTAAAACCTAAAGTATTCAATGGTGTTGATATAGAAGTAATTCCTCCATTGTTATCAACCGCAGTTATGTTTAATGCGAAATTACTTCCAGATCCACCAGTTGTAACTTTACCAGTACCAACAATATATCCAACACCTGCATTAAGAATGGTAACGCTTGCAACGGGCCCTGCAGCTCCACTTCCAATAACAGAAGAAACTATAACTGTTGCAAGACCTGAATTGATCATTGAAGAAATTGTTCTGTCACTACCCAAAAAGCCATCGCCCAAACATGATGGGTCTCTAAACTTTATTCCATTAAGATCATACTCTTGGCTAACTAGCTGTCTTTCACTATATTCCGAAGACATAATGAGTTGAAAGATCATGATTACTTCACGCGATAATGCTATACTGCCTTCAGCGAATAATACAGTAAAGATGTATTCAAGATCACTAATCGACAACCAGCCCGGTTGGTATTTTGGTGTATGACGTTGATATGTATCTGTTGGATTTAAAGCGCCCAACCAACTATAACGATCTTGTGGGTTTGGCAATTGGTATGAAATAAACGAATCCCAAACATTAAGACTTTGTATTTCCAATAGTAGCGAAGTAAATAGTTTTAAACCAGCTGGATGAACAAATTTTAAAAATGCATTACGCCATACAGTTGCATCGCTGTTGGATTGTATGTCATATGAATAGTTTTGCCAATAGTTGCTATCCTGAATCTTATAAGAGTCTGAAGCAAATCCTTTATGATCTTCATATACATATTCTGGACCGCTTTGCAATTGCCAAATTATACTATGCCCAGGTAAACTGCCGTCATCAACACATTTGTAAACAGTGCGATTTGGAAAGGTTCCTGTTCGTGCATAAAGATTGCCATTTGTTGGTTGTGTAGCTGCAGCATCTCCATCAACAAAATTTAAAAATGGAACACCTACTGTTGACGATAACTTGGGAGCCCAAACAGCTCCTTGATTTGTGGGAGGCGCTAGTAGATTGGCACCAGTGATTTGCGTGCTATACCAATAGCCAGCGGTTGCACCAACACCTCCACGCAATATCCATGCCGCGTATTGCTCATCATAATATAACGCGTACGGTTGCTGTAATAAATTCGTTAGTGTGCCAGTACTGGTGTATGCAAGTCGTCCATTATAAAACCCAGCATACGTTAGTGTTGGAAAGTTTATAACAACACCTTCACTAGTAAGGACTGGGTCTAATGTTATTACTGTGGTATCATTTAATGTTAATAGCGAATCGTTACTGTCGGCAATTATTAGATTTTCAAAGCCACTGTTATTGATAGTAATGGTGTCAGCTACTCCATTGACTGGAGCCGCCGTCAATTCTAATGGTGGCACATCATATGGATCCCAATTGATCTTACCGCTTGAAGGTGTAAACAGGTATTCTTTAGGATAAAAGATTGAAACGGTTTCATTTAAGAATATCTTAAAGAATGCAGTTATACTATCTTCACTACCGCGCGTATTGTAATACTTTACAATAATTTTATACAATGAGACTTTATCTAAAGAAGTACTGTTGGGTATATTGTTTGCAATAAGATTGCCTATGCTATCAAGATAGTTATTGCTTACAACATCAATATCTTTATCTGTAATTATGCTGCCGATTTCAGCCGAAGGCAATCCATGAGTATTGATGTAGTTATAATACTCTTGAATAAATGCAATGATATTTGCTGCACCAGATTGTATATTGTCAGGAAACAATGATTGTGTACGTACACTTTCAAGATTTCGTGGGCGGCCGTCTGCAATACTTAATAACATAAGATTTAGCGATCTCGTTTAAATGTGTTGTAGTCAACTGAGCGACTGCTTCCACCAATTGCAATGCTGTCAACTTCTCCGCTAACATTTACCAAATTCATATCAATTCTTATAAGTTGGTTTTTCTTAGGAGCAATATCGTTGCTTGCAGGCAATAAGTTTAGTGTGATTGTTAATGGCTCTCCGCCATCAACATACAATTCAGCCAATTCAACTTTTCCAGTAACAAGGTTGATACGACCAACATCGCTGTTTATTTTTACTCGCTCACCGGCAGCGCCCAAATAATAAACGTACAATCTGTGATATGTTGGGTCACCAGCTATAGCTTCATCACCATAATAACACTGTGTTGCATTGATATTAAAAGATGAAGAAGAAATTATAACATAACCATCTTCATCATTAGTTAAGGCTGTGCCATAGTATATAGTATTCGCTGACTGATTTTGCGGATCCACCACAAAAGATTTGGATACATATACACGCACCAAACTGTTTAAAATTGCAGGACTATATGTATCAATAGTTTTTAACAATGATGAATGTCGGAATACACCATCAAATGACTCAAGGTATGCAACACCAAAACCATTAACCGCTGTGTATATTTTTCCTTCAAGCTCACCTTTTGAAAGATTTGTTTTGGTATTGTTATATTTGAACAACACGTCCAAGCTTAAGTTGATATATTCAGGATCTACAAACTCAGGAGTAATACTCAATACCTTTTTGTATTTAACAATGTTGAGTATTTCTGCTTTCTGTGTAGCTGTTAAATACAATGCATCTTTTGGTTTTACACAAATGAAAGCTTTACCATATTGAGGAGGGTCATTATCTTCACCGCCCCATACAGCTATACTTTGGGTTGATGGAAATTTAGCAGTAATAATTGTTTTGTAGTCATCCGCTGTTACTGCACGGTTTTGACTGACAAATGAATTGGGCGCATTGAATCGAATACTTTCAATATCTTCTTTACTGTTACCACCTGCTGCGGAGCTAACAGTAATTATAGGAAGTATGCTGGTTGCACCAGACGGCAAGGTGCCTATGTACTGAAATGAATTTGCGCCGTTGCTATCGACACCAGCGGTTGTTAGATATTCAAATTCAATTATGCTTAAATTGTTAGGGCGTTTTCCAAAAATATTATTACCAAACTCTATTTGATATTTGCCATAAACATTTTCGTTAAGAAGATAAATTTGGCTATCGCCATTTATACTTCCTATGCTTACTTCAGTAAAAGGAGTATAGATGTCAGCAGTTTGTTGGCTGCTGCTGTTGTATACTCTAACAATAAGTGTACTAATATCAACATTTTCATCATCAATTTGATATGTTAATTTTTCGGATACATTATTAACCTGAAAACGTTTAGTCTCAATACTACCTTGTTGAACTTTAATTGTTTCGGTATATAAATTTTGCCCAGAGTCTTTGTTTATAACCAATTCATCGAGGTTTAGAAACACATAAGTTTTTCCATTGATACTTGTTTTAAAATTGCTTCCGCGTGGTAAAGTAATGGCTGATCGCCCGTCACCAACAAATGAAACATTTATTGAAGCAGAAGCACTAGCTTTACTGCGAGGAATATAGCCAACAAGTTTTGCATTTGAAACTACACTGCTGCGCAATTGGGCGCTGTCAATAAATGTTTCATTTAGTGCCATATGCGCCAAAATTGCATTATAGTGTGTGTTGTATGCTAATACATCTAGCAGTTGGTTTAATCCGCTGCCAGCATAATTCCAATCACTAAATGGTGAATCGCTTGTTGTAAAATAATCAATTAGATTTTGTTTGATTGCATCAAAATCCAATTCGGTTACATTTAGTGTTTGTCTAGAAATTGACATATATTGATTATCTTAAACGGGTTAAATAAAATTGAACTTCTTCTTCTTGATCGTATAGTACAACAAATCCTATGGTTATGCGGTATGCATTGTTGTCGCTATCATCATATATTTGAACGGTCACATTGTTTATTCTTGGTTCAAACTGACCAAGGCATCGCAAGATTTCATCCTTTAACGAAAGAGCAGTAAAAATACTAGCTGGCTCAAACAGTAAAGCGCGAACACCACTTCCAATTTCAGGATGAAACGGATGATCATAAAAACTTGTCAGGACTATATTTTTTATGCTGTTCTTTACAGCATCAATATCTGTAATTGGCCTGATATCTTTAAGAACCGGATGAACGATAAATGATAAATCTAAATCGGAATATATGTACTTCTTTGCAACATTACTTGAAGTGATGGTTGAAGAATTGTAATCCGATAAGATATTACTCATTACATTCTATTTATATCAAAGCGTCTTGCCTGCTTTTGGCGCACCGCTTACAACACGAACTTGGATTGGTACAGCATATGATGGTTTTGTTTTTCCACCAGTATTGATGCCTTTATTTTGAATTGATTTGTATAGAGACAGATTGGAGCCGCAATAATAATCAATCACATTGTTTGACATACCGCCAGTGTCATGAACGGTTACGCGCCCACTCCCAACGGGTGTTTGATCTTCGGCATAACGTATTTCAAGAACAGTTTTACCAGTCCAATAGTTGGATGCCACACTAACTCCTTCCACCAGAGTTGCACCATATGCTCCTTTGCTTTGACTAAAACCTTCATATCCACCAACTCCACTATCAGCTTTAATCTGATCCTGTGCGGTAGTCTTATCTATGGCAGCAGATCCATACACTGTCATATACATAGTTATCCATTCTCCAGTAGCTGCAGAATTACGCGCGTAATAAGAACGAATTGCATTGGTATTGCGTGTTATTTCATTTTCAATTGCAGCGCTCCGCCCTTTATAATCAAGTTTTGTTGCAGCGTCCCATTCAGGATGTTTACTCAATTCGTCTGATACCAATTTAAGATATGTTGCTTTATATTCAAGGTCTTTACCATCATCGGTTGTTCGACTAATATTATCATGATATGAATATGCAAGCGTGTTTAATACTGCTAGCATGCGTATGTAATTTTGCAAATCTGTGCCACCTAATGCTGCTACTCTTTGAGGGTCTTTATCAAGATATTCTTTTAATTGGAAGATAAATGCATCATACTCATCTTTAGGTTTAGGATCATAAGAAGCATTTGCTACTGGAGATATGACACCTCCTACAGCTGGTGGAGGATTTGCTAATGGTATGTTTGTAGGGTTGGGAACGGATGCGCCTCCTGGTAAATAGTTAGCGGTTTGACAAACATCAAGATTGTTTAAATTATTGAGTATATCTGATAGCCCAGAGACATCAGAAAAGTTGTTTACTATGGCATTAATTTTATTTACCAATGCTATTCCAGTCAATCCTTGCGATGCAAGCAATGCTTCAATAAGAGTTTCGGGTTTAGTCTTTTTGGGATTTGCTAGATCAGCTATTTTTTTGATAGCATCATATTTTTTTGCAAGAGCATCAAGTTGTAATAGTAAAGAAGTGGCTGTTGGATTATTGAGTACCAATTCTGTAGCTTTCTTGATACCCATTTCCATCAAGCGATGTGGCAAATTCTTAGCACAATCTGCTAAACTTTGTACCTGATTAACAAGTTGCAAGTCGTTTACATTAAAAGTATCAAGTATTGAAACGTCCGATACACCGTACCCAAGCGCATTTGATTTTGATTCAAAAGTTGAAATGCTATCAGAAAAATCTGCGCGCATAACGGTAAGAGTGTATGTTGATGCGCTGACGCCATCTTCAGCAGTACATGTAATTACCAATATGTTTGTACCAATAATAAGATTTAATGCTATACTAGATGCTCCTGAGGTTACATCACTTCCTTCTACATCAATCTTTGAATTGGCAGACGTGCTAGTTGGAGTGATAGCCAATGTAGTAGTTTCGGTTGATACATCAACGCTGTATGAATTGTTTTCAGCAGAAAAGGCTGGAGATAATTGTCCAGCTGATAAACCGATTGCTGATAATGAACTGACCGTTGACGCTGCAGCCCGTATAACATTAACGGTATATGTTTTTGTAGTTGCATCTTCTGCGGTAACAACTATTGTAAAAACATTACTGCCTACATTTATAAAAGTTGCCGCACTAGCTGATCCTGAAGTTACGCTAACACCATTAACTTTAACTGTAGCTAATCCAGTATCCGCTACGGTTGGTGTTACTGTTCGTGTAGGAGTTTCATATGCTGTGTATGGCATATAAACTGTATATGCCGTTGTGGATGCATTAAAAGGAAAAGGAGTTAAAGCTCCAGCGCTTGTGGTTAAAGCCGAAAGATTTGCATTGGATGATGGCATATTAGTTTAGTTTAATTTTATTACCTATGATTACCACATCACGGATGCTTACAACATTAATACCTTTTCCTCTGATACTTGTAGTGCTTTCTGAAGAGTATTTCGCGCCAGCAGTTGATGTTACACTTATTCCTTTTGCATTGATACTTGTTGTACCGCTTGATGCAATTTCAATGGTTGCCGCAACAGTTATACTTTTGCCAGTTGATACTGTTTTATTTTCGCCAAGAACAGTTGTTAAGTTCATACCGTGAACCGTACTTGTATTGGTGCTATACACATCAGTCTTACTTTCTCCACCAACATAAAGAGTATATTTGCCGCTTGCATGCAATGAATAGTCATCATGCACCGTTACTTTGGCGCCAGCACCAATGTTCATTGCATATTCATCAGATATTTCCATTACATATTGACCACCAACTTTAGTACGGCGTGTTCCTTTTACAGTTTCATTATAGTCTCCATTGATTTCAACATTATAATTTCCATTCACGACAGTATTGCAATTGCCAAGCACTGTTATATTAACATTTCCTTCAACCGTAATGTTGTCTTCACCATGAACAACTTTATAACCATTGCCATATACAGTAATGGTACGATCACCAGTGGGGTTAATCTCTTCACGTGTACCACTCTTATGTTGTCTTAGCAAACGCTCGTGACCAAGAGTATCATCAACTTCAAAAACGTGGCCACTGCGTGTTTGAGTAACGTTATTGAATGGATATACAGCACCATCGGTTGGTAAAGATGCACTCCATGTTTCATTGTTTGCCATAATTGTATTTATTAAGCAATTATGGTACAAGTACTACGAACAACAGATAAACTACGCGTCTTTGCATAACAACCATTTCCTTCACGACTGCCAGCAGCATTTGTATTTCCTTCAATGGTATTAAATTTACCGTTAGCATCGCTATCACTTGTAGCTATACCAATATGACTAAATGAAAATATAACAAGATCACCAGCATACACCTTAGATGGATTTGTTGTCAATCTAACAGCATTGCTTTTGCTGCGTGCCCATGCTTCATAGCCACCACCTTTAAATGCAGCCGCGCTTTTTGGGCGATCTGCTTCACTAAATACACCACTCTGTTGCACACACCAACTAACAAATGCTGCGCACCATGGAGCTCGTGCATTGTAGCCATCAGAATAATCTGTAGCTTTCCACATCTCAGCTATCCCAGGTCCTTGATTTTGACTAACCTCGTATGTGTTGCCTACTTTACTTTGAGCGGCTTGAATAATTTTTGTTTTAGCTGCACTGTTTACTACAATAGGAGTTTGTGGATTTTCAAGTGTTGAGCATGGGCTACCAGTGCCTACTGCACATCCTCCAAAATTTTGCGCGCCGCTAGCTTGAGTTGCATAGCCAGCACTAGTTCCAGAATATATTCCTGCACCGCTTGGAGTATCACTGCCAGCTCTATATGGAAATACTCCATGCGGGTCACCAAACCCTTGCCCAACCGTACCTAAGCCATTATCATAACCAACAGCACTTGGTATACTGCCAGTTACAACTGGATCCTGCAATTCTAATCCATCTCTAAAGAAACCAAATACCCATGACCCTGGGACAAGACCAGTAGCACTTTGCCCAACGCCGCTTACGCATGGACTTGTTACTGGCATAATGCATGTAGCCCATGGAAGATCTTCTTTAGGCAATTCGGATGTGTCATCAGTATGATACCCAAGGCATCGCACTCGCACACGACCTTGCTGTAAAGGATCGCTTACATCTTCAACTACAGCAGTAAACCAATTGCTAATATTCATTATGCACTATCTTTAATTATTTTTAAACGTGAAGTATATACGCCTTCTTTAAATGAATGAACGGCTACCGCTACCAAATATTCGCCACTAAGAGACAGATCCAATTCTTCAGTATTGGACTTGTTGATATTTGTATTGTATTCCGTAGGATCACTACTCTTAGGAACTTCTATTTTAATTTTACGCCCAGGATTAAGTCGAAAGTCGCCATACACTTCAATTTCATGATTCATACTTTCAAGATTTGCTAAGTATGATTTGGCACGCCCAATATTCTCTGCCAGCGGTCCACTTGAATTGGGAGCGCCATTACTGTTTGCATCGGTGTTTACTGACAACAAACTGCGACTAGCATCTGGGCTACCTGTTAAGTTTGCGCCTGGGCTAGTCTTTCCTTTTGAAAAAAAATTCATGGCTTGCCCATATGTAGTATTCGCAAGCAATCTATTTTTTGCAACTGTATCATCTTTGCTATAATCAAATATCTTACTAATAAAACTTTTCTTAGCATAATCGGTGACATCGGTACGATTTGCAAATCCACCTTCAGTAGCCTGCTTGAGCTTGTCCAACTTGATATTGCTTTTCATGTTGAGCACTCTACTCATTGATTCAGCATATGACTCTGGTGTTGCTGCAGTATTTTTTAAAAACTGATGATAGCGGTATGTTGAATATAATGGTCCTTTGAGTAGCGTTGTTAGCGAACTGATCAACACAACTCCACTTGATATGGTAACATACACAAAGAATGGCGCACCATTAACATCATATGCTTTTTTACGCAACCATTCAACCGCTTTAAGTGGGCTTTGAATTGTTAGTATGCCATCAAATGCTGTACTGCATGAGCCGCGCACAATTACTTTAGTTACATTCAAATCATTTTCAAAAATCTTTCGTATATTTTCTGCTACGTTACCTTTGACGCTTCTGCTAATTCGTTTAAGCATGCTTAGGTATCCATAGTCGCTAACAGCAATCAAATTGTATTCTTGTGTACCTATATTGGTAACAGTCTTTTCATAATTTGGATATTCCTTTACAATAAAATTGATTTCAACATCGCGTTGTGATGTATTTGCAGGATCTCGTTTTTGTTGAGCAACATCAACTTTTTGCAATTTTACATTTATAATTTCCTGCCCACTAATTGCAAAATCTTCAAAGAAATTGATTGTATCTCTTATGCGTGCATTAAAAACTACCACTGGAGAAAACAATTCTTCTGTGATGGTAAAGGCAGTAATTATAGTTTGTATGTCACGCACTTCCCCTTTGGAATTTTGTATGCTTAACGACTTGACAGTATATGCAGATGGTATAAGAGCAACATTACCATCCGCGCCAATTCCCTTGGGAGTATTTCTTGACACCGGCGAATTTAAACTATTAGCCATAACAAATTAAGAGTTTAAAAGTGTAAAATATGTTCTGGTGAAGTCCCGCACTATATCGGGTCTGACAACTTTTATCTTTCTTTTGGTGTCGTTCTCAAGCTGTTCTTTTTCATAATTACTAATACTTGGATTACCAATAAATTTAGTGCTAACTATTGGGGTTCCGGTGCCATACCTAAGTATTGTGGTTGTGCAAACAGGAGGATCGCTACCAATACATACTGTAGTACTGCTGAGCTCGGTTGTGTATGTTAAATTTAATGGCGAAAACGAATTATCAGTTGACTCCGATTTAGCTGCAAATATAATAGTCTCACTATTTGCTGCATATGTATTAATACGCCAATGAGGAGGGTCTTGATAATCTAAATAACTTAATACAGTAACATCATATGGTCGCAGTGGGAAGCTTATGTTTGGATCTTCGCTAAACCAGACATCAACAAATTGAATATCAGCATTTGTCCATAAACCGTTTTGCCCATCGCTAGTCATTACATAAGTTAATGCGCCGTTTACGTTTGGGCTTGTATCACCGGATATATAAATCGTATTTGCTTTTTCTTCAAGTATATTAAATGCGCTTACTGGATATGTAATTGAAGAATCTAGTGTGTCATACTTAAAATATTGATATACTGCATTTCTATATAATGGCCAAGTGAATCCTTCACCGGCCGTCAAATATTTTTTATTGAACATATATGATTCCTTTGCATATGTGCCATTTGCAACAGTATTATAGCCAGCATTGGGTATAGCAATGTCTATGGTTTTAAATGGCTCTATTGCAATGTCAATCCATTCTTCTTTTAATGCTTCACAAGCAGCATATGCAGCGGCTTGTGTAACAGAATTGAACGGGTTGATCCATTCCAAAACATATTCGCTACTACTTAAAAATGTATTGCGCAGCTCAAAAGATGCTGTGTTTGCATATGATTGGGTTGCATGCTCATGCGGTGTTATATTATACACTACAGCTTGTAACAAACGGCGGTCATACTTTAAAATATTAGCACGCAATTCGGTTTCGTTTGAAGACAAAAACAAATAAGGTAAATATTTTTCATTCAAAGGAACAACTGAAAAGTCGCTGCGTTGTTGTTGAATAGAGCCAGGTACCGTTAATTGTGGACTTACCGCAAATGAACTATATTTGTCATATTCATTGCCGATCATTGTTTCAAAATCCAATGCAGACAGCGGCCATGCATTATTAAGGCCAGCTTTAAGAGAATCATTTAATATGAAAATGCTCCAATAGTATTGAGGAGTTTGATATAACAATTGTGATATTGTATCTGGACGATCTCCATCCATAATATCATAGTATGTATAGTAACTACCTTTATCTTCGTTAAGATTTGATATATCAACATTTCGTGATATATCAGTTAAATTTACATATGATCCTTCTCCATCAATGTCATATGATAATTTTGGAAATTGTGAAAAGAAATTTGTTGCCATAAATTAAGCTGGTGTGTTTGCAACAGGAGTTGGTGTAGTATTAGCCGAATTGCTGTTTACATCGCTTACCGTTGCGTCTGGAACATTATAATTTGCAAGGAAGCGACTCTTATCATAAGGTTTGTCTTCAAGAAATTTAATATCATCTTTAGTAAGTGCGCGTGACTCAATAAACGTTAATGTTATTTCACTGTCCAATGGACTGCCATCCGTTCTCCATATATTTGCAATGCTATTGTATGTACTTGTCATACTTTCCAAATAGCATTCAAACAATTTGGGTAAGTATTCAATATCATTTCCAGTTACACCATTAACAAATTGAATAGTCCATGTAGCTGGATATTGCAATTGATAAGCATTGCCCTTAGGATATAATCCCAAACGAAATGCTTTTGAAATTTTATTTATTTGGTTAGATTCTGCCGAAGATACCGAAATGAATTTAAATACAAATGAAAAGCGCCGAGTGCCAGTTCCAGTAAATTGTGTAGTTATGTTTTTATTTAGTGTAGCTCCTACACCAATACTTACGGCTGATTGTACTGTGGCACCAGCCGAAGTAAAGCTAGCTGTCAGACCTTGCACCAAGTTACCCAAACTTTTTGGTATACCGCCACCAATTGCGCCCAATCCAGCATTTACACCAGCTTCTATATTACCACCTGCACCAAGTCCAGCCCGTGCTGCGGCCATACCAGCTCCGCCAGCAAATCCAAGCTCAGCATCATTATATGTGGCTGCATCAGCAAAAGATATATTTTGTGGTATTGGCATACATATAGCAACACTAGAACCAGGTTCAGCACCAAAGCTTTGAAACCGAATCATTGGGCGACCTGCCTGTGCGCCAACAGCCGAGGTTGCAACGCTATTCAATTCAAGTGGGTATACTAATATTTGTGCGGGCATATAAATACTATAACTATTTATATGGCTTATCGTGGCAAATTTAACCCTAAGAATCTCAACAAGTATGAAGGAGATTGGCGTCGCATAGAGTATCGCAGCCTTTGGGAGCGACAGGTTTTTCGTTTTTGCGATGACAATGACGCAATTGTGCGATGGAGCAGCGAAGAAGTAGTTGTTCCTTACCGTTGTAAAACAGACAACCGTGTACACAGATATTTTGTTGATCTTAAAATTACATTTAAGAATGGCGACACATATCTTGTTGAAATAAAGCCAAAGAAAGAAACAGTTGAGCCAAAGAAAAGAGCTACCAAAAGCAAAGGATATCTTACTGAGGTATTAAAGTATGTTAAGAATATAAGCAAGTGGGAAAGCGCTGATGAATATGCAAAGCAGCGTGGCTGGAAATTTGAGGTTTGGACAGAAGAGACAATTCGTGGTATGGGAATCAAGCTGCTAACATAAGTGTATAAATATACTTGCGCTTATGGCATCTAAACGTCCAACTACAAGAACAGGTTTTTCATTTCAAAAGTATCATGAAAAATTGTCTGCTAGCGGAATTGAAGCTAAAACTGATGAGTCACGTGCATGGTTTTTTAGAAAGCTAAAAGGACTTAGCAACATAGATCGCAAAACACTTCTTAAAGATCAGGCGCTCAATCCTATGGCTCGACCATTAGCCGGTCGCATGTTTATGTTCTTTTATGATCCAAAAGGAAAGGAAGAATTGCCATATTACGATAATTTTCCACTTGTTATAATGGTAGGAAAAGCCAAAGGTGGATTCTATGGACTCAACCTACACTACCTTCCCAATAAGTTGCGTGCACTATTTTTTGATAAGCTGCTATCATTTACCAACAATGATAAGTATGATGAAAGCACAAAGTTCAAGCTAACATACAATATGTTGAGCAGTGTGCAAGTTCTTAAATACTTTGCGCCATGTTTTAAACACTATCTTTTCGCTCACTTACGCAGTGTGCCTGTAGAGGTACCATCAACGGATTGGGAAATTGCTGTATGTTTGCCAACATGGAAATTTGTTGGTTCTGATAAAGCAGGTGTATGGAAAGAATCTCTTAAACAATTTTAACCATGGGATCTATACAAGACTTACAAAGTACCATTATAAAACGATCCGGTTTATCACGTGGTAATCGCTTTAATATTATCATTTCCAATCCAATTGATGATGGAAAAGATCTTAACCTATTGTGCGAAAGCTGTACGCTGCCAGGGAGACAAATACTTACAACGGACTTTTCTGTTTGGCGTAATGAAAACAAAGTACCAACTGGTTATAGCGATGAGGATGTTACTTGTGTGTTTTATTTAACAAATGACTATTATGTTAAAAACCTTTTTGACCAATGGCTTGTTAAGATAATAAATCCAGTATCATACTTGGTTGAGTATACTAAAAAATTTGCAACAACAGTTATAATACAACAGTTGGATGAAACAGACAAACCAATATATGAAGTCACACTTCCATATGCATGGCCTGTTGGAGTTAATTCTATCGAACTAGACAACTCTTCAGAAAATAGCGTTCAAAAATTAACAATAGTGTTTACATACAACACGTGGTCATCACGAAAACTAACTTAAAAATATATTATAAATTAAATTATGGCATTACCAATCCTAGAATCCCCAAAGTATACCGTTGAAATTCCTTCCACAAAGAAGGCTATTGAATATCGCCCATTTCTCGTAAAAGAAGAAAAGATCTTGCTGATG